GGGAGAGTTACAGGCGGGAGCGGTGACTCAGAAGAATTGACTCAAGCACAAGTTCTGACGTTCTTAGGAAACGTCGAGGCAGGTGCAGATGTGACGGACGCAACCAATGTGACTGCCGCAGGTGCGCTGATGGATTCGGAACTGACTGACCTTGCAGGTGTAAAAGGCGTCACCATCTCTACGTTGCAAGTCAAGCCATCAGAAGGCGCATTCGCCGACGGAGACAAGACCAAACTCGACACCATCGAAACCAACGCCGATGTAACCGACACGGCTAACGTCACCGCCGCAGGCGCTTTGATGGACTCTGAGGTTGATGCCGATATCAAGACGCTTAGTCTGCCTGCAAGCACCACTATCAGCACGTTTGGCAAGACATTGGTGGATGACGCAGATGCAGCAGCAGCACGCACTACGTTGGGCCTTGGAAGCGCAGCAGTAGGCAACTCAGGTGACTTTGCTACGGCGGCTCAGGGTGCGCTTGCTGATACGGCCTTGCAAGACCCCACCGCATTCGCAAACGCAGCACAAGGTATTCTTGCTGATAGCGCAATCCAGCCCGGTAAGCACGAAGCAGGCACAACGCCAATCTCGGCTAAGGGCTTCATTGATACAGGCACAGACACGTCATGGATTGCTCAGTCATCAGGTTCTCGCGCCCCCACCGCAGAAAACAGTTCAGGGTCAAGTCAAATCTTCAACAACTCAGCCACAACTCTTGTGACCGCTTGGAATCAAGACCTTGTGACTACGCAGGGGATTACCTACTCAAGCGGCATCTGGACGATTGATACGGCAGGCATCTATGAAGTCCACGGGAAGTTCGGATTTAAAGACGGCGACGCTGCGGGAAACAATGGTCTGGGCAACCCATCATCGAGCGACTTCATTCAGTCCATCGCGCACGTCCTCTATACCTCAGACGGCTCAACACCCGGAAGCACCGACATTTTAGTGCGTGGTCCCATCTGGCTTTTCACCAACGGCACAGGCTTGACCGCTAAAGGGTGTGATGTGCGAACCGTGCGTCGGTTTGACGTAGGCGACAAGATTGGCTTTGCCGTATTCAACAGGCTTCAGTCGAACACATCAACGTCGAAGAAATACCGACTACGCGCCGGGTATTACAACGAATGCTCAATCAGGAGGATTGGATGATGGCTGATATTGGGACCGTTTTGTTTTCTCGCTACCCCGCGTTGTTCGACACCGTGGACTGTCCAATCTTTGATGACGGGGATGGAGTCGTGTATTATTCCCCTGCCCATTGGCCGCTTGACGTTCCCGCTCCCACGGTGGAGCAGGTCAACGCTTGGATTCTTGAAGATGGTGATTAAAATGCGACGAGGAAAGATTGTTTACCGGCCTCCTGAAAAGGCCTATACCAACGTGAACATTGAAGAGACAGACCACGGCTACAAACTGTATAGGCCGGGCGATAGCAGACCGTTTACCGTCATTCCGTTCTCGGCCGTCAAACAAATTGACTACAAGGAGGCATGAAAAATGCAATACGAACTCATTCCCGTTTACCTACTTGCTGCTGCTTTCGTTGCAGAAAAAGCCCTTATTCTATATCGCCGCGTGATGGCCGACGGCAAAGTGACCTTGGATGAGGTCATGGAAATCGTTGAAGAGGCGGAAGAAGCCGTCGAGGCCGTCAAGGAGATGGTCGAGGATGGCGAATGAAGCGGACCCCGTTCTCATTCATCGCGTCGAAACTCTTGAGCGTCGAACTGACCGCCACGGCGAGATGTTGGACAATCTGACCAACGCCATGACCGGCCTTGAGCAGCGTCACGCTTCCATCGAAACCAACCTTCGCGACATTCGGAGTCAGATGCAGGAGAACCAATCCTTGCTCATTCGGTGGCTCCTTGGTGTGGTCGGGGCAGCAACAGGCAGCATTGGGCTTATGGGGGTGCTTTGATGACCTACTACTGCACCACTTCCGACGTTGGCTCTCGCCTTGGTCTTGATTCGTCGCAGCGTAGCCGCGCCTCGTCCCGACTGACCTCAGCCATTCGCCGCGCAACCATTAACATTGACCAAATTTATCGCGACTACGGACGCGACCTTCCAAGTGACCACACCGCAGAAACCACATTGAACGGGGCCTTTAGCGCCGAAGCAACAACAATCACGCTTACTTCTGCATCATCCTTCGCAACGGCAGGCAACGGCAACGTTGACGGCGACTCCTTCAAGTGGACAGGAAAGAGCAGCAATGACCTGACCGGCGTGACCGGACTTTCTTTCTCCCATGCCTCCGGTGTGACTGTTCAGCAGGGCGAGTTTGCTCACGTTCTTCGCGAAATTTGCGCTGACCTTGCTGCGGCAATTTACATGGAAGACGAAGGCTTGTTCCAAGGCAACGAAACGTCCAAGACGCGAGGCGAAATCGTGCGAGGTAGGGCCATGTCTTCCCTACGCCGCCTTGCTCATCTTGGGAGTGTTGATTGATGGCACTTAACCCGGTTGGCTCGGCGGGAAATACGCTTGGCGGCACGTCTATTCGATTGGACACACGAGAGTTTGACGCCATGCTTAATGACATGGAACACAAACTTCCGCACATCATCGCCAAGGTGCTTTCCAAAATCATGTCCGAGGCTCAATTTGAGACTCGCGCTTATATTCAGCAGCGAGGTGATGGAAGCCAAAGTCACATCCCAGATGCCGGTAGCAGGGTAGCCGAACTCTATGAGCGAAAAGACGTGTTCGTAAGAGGCACAGAAATTATCAGCGGTATGATTGCCCAACGCGCACTTACCTCTCCCGACGATGACGGCAATCAATTTGACCTTGCGCAAGCACTTCAGGAGGGTATCATGGGTCGCAACGTGTCCTTTAGGAGCAGCGGCGCGGCTGAAAAAGGAAGGCAGTTCGGGCGAAGGGGAAGCGACACGCCTTGGACTTTGAGCAACCCCGGCCGCTTCTTCTTTCATGGCTATCCCAAACTCTCCTACATTGAGTTCGGAATGGGCATTGTTGAACGGCGACTTGAAAGACGAATTGGGTCTGCTATCGAACGGGAGTTCGGTCCCGGCTCCTACTACCGAGGGTGATTAAATGGCAATCGCAACAACAAGTCAGTTCTGGACAAGTCGCCTCAATGGCGAAGACCCGGCCTCTCCCACCGTTGCCCGCAACAACACCGTGTTTTCAGCCGCAGGGAGCGGTGCCTCGGCCTCCGGGGGCGATTGGGTGGTCACAGACGCCCGATACTCACAGACGGCCTCCACGGGCGGGAATACGCTACTTGCGTGCATTTCCTACACGGTCGTCCCAAACACAACAGAAATCATCATGGCGATTGATAACGGAACCCACCGTGTCGAAGTCAAGGCGTCAGGCCAAAAAATCAAACTGATTGGAACAAGCACCGTCGAGTCGTCCGAAGAACTCGATATCAGCATGGTTGAACAAAATCCGGTGCCTCTTGTTCTTCGCCTTACGCTTGATGCGTCGGGCAACGGACGCCTCTACATGCGAGAAATCATCGAAGACGATGACGCACAGACGCATTACCTTTCGGTAACGGCTGCTTCTTCCACGTCAAACGTTATCTCGTGGGGAAACAACACGGGAACAATCAAGTGGTCGTCCGTTTACGCGACCACGCACGGAGCGTTTGGTCCTGACGAACTTGCACCTTCGGAATTCGCAACCGACACGCTCATTCGCATGGCGCTTTCCATTGTTCAAACAATCAAGGACTCGCAGCGAATGTTCCTAAAGACTCACCTTGATGATTCGCAAATCCGCTATGGATTTGATGTGTCGTCAGAAATGATTTCTCGCACCCCGGCACCAATCGTAAACGTGATGCTGCGCGGCATCGACTCTCCGATTTTCGCTTCGCTTGGCGGTGGAGAGGTAGACCAATCCTACGAGGTGTTGATTTACGTCATCACCCGAGGCACAAACTACGAGAACGCTTTCCGCACCGGCCTTAACATTGTAGGTGAAATCTTCGATGAGGTTTACACCACCACAGGACTCAAGGGGACAACAGATTCCTTGAATGAATACTCGTTGGAACTTGACCACAAGATGAACAACGAACATATGACCTGCGTTCACCTTCTAACCCTCACCTATGACCGCCGAATCAACATGAGGCGTAGGTGAACCCTTAAACGACACGTAATCCGTCACAAACAATAGAGGCGATTACGCATGGGTGACTTCGACAACCGTTATGTTGCGCTCAAGAAAGAATCAGCGTATGGAACCCCAGCCGGTTCCTACATCTTCGGCGAGGTGGACGACGAGTCTATTCGCCACACCTACGACCTCTTGACCCGCGAGGATATGAGCCGCTACGCTTCTTCTAAGTCCGTCACCGGAAAGGAAGTCAGCGAAGGTGGCGTCAACTTTGCGATGCAATCAGACAATTTCATGGGCAACATCTTGATGGGCGTCATGGGGACCGATACCGTGGGCAGCATTTCCGGCGGATTTTACCCACACACCTTTACCGAGGCAGGCACGCTTCCATCCTACACCTTCCTCGTGAGCCGCGAAGACAAGGAACACCTCTACAAAGGCTGCGTCATTGATTCGTTCTCAGTTAGCGCCGCGCTCAACGAATACGCGAGCGTGTCCTTCAACATGATGGGCAAGTCCGAAGATATCGCCTCCATCGCAGCGGCAGGAACCACCTCCCCAACGTTCGCGGACAACCTGCCCGCGCTTTACTTCAGCAACGCCAAGGTGTTCTTCAACGCCAACGGCACCGCTTCCGATGCGGTGGCCGATATTTCCTTCGACATCAACCTCAACCGCGACGGAGACAACGCCTGCGGACTTGGTAGCACCACATACGTCCGTGCGCCTCCTGTGCAGCG